CGTATGGTGGATAACCAAATAAACAAGTGTGTGGCTATGTCGCTAAACGCGGTACGCCAAGCACACATCGTGGCAACTCCCGTGGAGTCGAGCGATATTGCCCGTGCCAATGTGATATCCATGTTTGTACGCTGGTTGGTTAACACCAAGATGGATGATTTCTACGATCAAGTGGAACTCGGACTGAATCATCTCTTCGAGAAGGGAATGATGGTGCATTATGTTTACTACGAGAGCCAAGACCAAAAGCAACAACAGGCTATCAAGTTAGACGAAATTGCAATGGCGTTACCGCAAATCGCTGAGGCGATCCAAGACGGTTCTATGGATGAGGAGTTATCCGCCGCCATGTCCGAGCAATTTGAAGTAAGTAAGGCTAAAGCTCGTGGCATGCTCAAGGAGTTACGCAAGGATGGTGAAACCACCGTGCCTGTAGTGCGTAGGGTGATTAACCGCCCACGCATCAAAGCACTTGCTCCTGATGAAGATATCTTTTGGCCAAACTACACCATCGACCCACAGGAAGCTCCCTATGTGTTTCATGTCCTAAATATGACACCTGAGCAACTACGCTCAAAGATTGCTTCCGAGGGGTGGGATGAGGAGTTTGTGGACAAAGCAATCGAGAATGCCACGGTTGGCGAGAACGATGTCTATACCCATAACCTAAGTTTAGAGGACGAGATCCTCCGCGATGATGATGAAACCATCCGCATCGTGTACTGCTACCAACGCCTATTGGATGAAGATAACATTCCAGGCATTTACTGCACCGTATTTTGTAATGAAGTTCCTGACTTATATGCGAAACATACGCTTATGGATTACGCTCATGGCGGATACCCTTTTGTCGTTAGTACCTTTGAGAAAACCTCGAAAAGACTCTATGCCTCCCGCTCCATCCCGGAAGTCGGCGAAGCGTTCCAGCAAGTCGTCAAAGTCGAAACGGACGCGAGCATCGACAGGCAAAGTATCTCAACGCTCCCGCCGATAGAACATCCTCTTGGGAGATCCCCATCACGCTGGGGACCGGGTGTTCGTGTTCCTTACCGCACTCCTGGAGAGATACGATTTGCAGATACTCCGCGTTTTGATGCCGGATCAATTGAGGTTCGGCGTTTAATGCAAGAGATGTTTGATCGTTACTTCGGTAACAACGCTCCAAGTGTTGACCCTGTTGAATCTCAGATCAAACAGCAAAACATCATCAACCGCGTACTGCACCACATGAAATATGTTATGGATCAAGTCTATGGCTTGTATCAGCAGTATGGTCCCGATGAGGAATACTTCCGCGTCACAGGCGTACAGGATATGCAGAAGTATGCGAAGGGCAGAGCGGGAGAGAGATTCGATTTTTATATGCAGTTTGATGTGGCCACCCAAGACCCTGAGCAAATGCTCGAACGGGTAAAGACGATTGGAGAGATCGCTGGCACGATGGATAAGAATGGCGTGGTGGATACCGAGCAACTCTTGGCTATGTCAATCGGTCAGGTATTACCCGGTGCGGCAGAGAAGATAATCTTACCACGGGAGACTGCATCGCAGAAAGCGATGGAGGAAGAGCGTCAAACCATCGCCGAGTTAGTGGCGGGTGTACCGCCCAATGTTCGCGAGAACGATGCCCACGAAATGAAACTGCAAATATTTAAAGGGTGGTTGCAACAGCCCGATATTCAGCAGAAGGCACAGCAAGACCAAGCATTACAGGAGCGTATCCAAGGATATATGCAACAGCGTCAGTTCGCTATACAGCAGAAGCAGAATGCTACAATCGGTAGACTAGGAGCCGCACCTACACAATTCGGACAAACAGCTAGTGCGGCATGAGCATAACGCATCGTGGAGAAAGATTCTCAGGATACAATAAGCCTAAGCGAACTCCTGGTAAGTCTAAGAAGTTTGCCGTACTCGCAAAAGAAGGAGACAAAGTTCGTCTTGTTCGTTTTGGCGACCCCAACATGTCCATTAAGAAGAACATACCCGCACGGCGTAAATCCTTCAGAGCGCGACATAAGTGCGATGAAAAGAAGTCTAAACTGACACCCGGTTTTTGGTCATGTAAGAAATGGTGATATGAGCCTTTACAAAAACATACATGCTAAACGAAAACGCATCAAAGCGGGTTCCAAAGAACGCATGCGCAAACCCGGAAGCAAGGGTGCGCCTACCGCGAAAGCATTTAAGAAAGCCGCAAAGACAGCACGCAAGAGAAAGTGAAGCGAAAGAAGTACCACGAGGTAGACCCACAGGAAGCGATGAATGCTTTGCGTTCCTTAAAGAACGAACCCAACTTTAAGAAGTATATCGAGATCCGCGAGCAGATGCGGGAGGACACGATCCGCCAATTGCAGAACCGCGATAACCTTGTAAATCCTAACCTTGTATTCCATTTAACAGGGAAACTCGAAGCCATCGATGAGGAGTTAGATAACTTCTATAATTTATAATTTGTTTATTCATAGCGCATAGCTCTTGCGGTTTAGGGGTAGGCCGCAAGGGCTTTTTTATTGCCATTGTTTAGACACAGGGCTACATTTTGCTACACTAGGCTACTATTGCCTTGACATCTATGGAAACATTAACCGAAGAGGTTGTCTCGGAGTCCTCCCAAAACACCGTGGAAAGTCAAACGCAAGGCGAGGGGAATCTCTCGATGGCAGAATTTGCCGATCAGTTACTGAAACGCAGACAGCCGGAAGAGGAATTATCTGAGCCGACCGAAGAGGTAGACGAACCCGCTGAAGAAACTGCGGAGCCTACGAATACCTTGGAGGAGGAAATCGATCAGTCCGCCGAAGAAGAAGTGGAGGAAGAAGAGGAATCTTCGCCGCTCGCAGAATCTTCGGATGTTCTTTCAAAGTTCAATATCGACCTGGATAACCTATCCGAAGAGGAGTCCCGCGATCTCGCAAAGGCGCTGAATGCATCTGCGGTTAAGCGATTCGGGAGACTAACCGCTCAGAAAAAAGCACTACTAGCGGAGAATGCTGAGTTACAAGCCCAAGCTGAACAAGCACAGACCCAAGCCCAGCAGACACAATCCGCAGAATTGCCTGAGTATCTCAAGGATAACGCACTCCATAATGTATCAGACGAGCAAGCGTTAAAAAAGGAAGTCGAAAACCTCACTAGCTTAGTAGAGTGGGCAGACGAAAACCTTGATAACGAAGTTCAGTACGATGACGATGGCAACGAGTATGTGGCCAAAGATGGAGATAAAGTCTATACCAAGGCAGACCTTCGTAGGATCAAAGCAAATGCTAATAAGATTCTTCGCAAAGATGCCCCAGCAAGACATGCGTGGTTGCAACAGCGGGCAAACGCAGACCAACAAGCACTCCAAACCTTCGAGTTTTTGGGTGATGAGAATAGCGAAGACTATAAGCAGTTCATGCAACTGAAGTCAGACCAAAGTTTGCAACCGATACTCAATTATATGCCTAACTCCAACTTTGCGTTAGGTTTAATTGTCGAAGGGATCAAAGCGGTGAAGGCGAAGGACGCACAAAAGGCGGCTCCTAAACCAAAACCCAAAGCACCCACCGCAAGTACAGAGGCGGGAACTGCTAGACCCAAGACACCCCAGGCGAACCAAGCGAAGGCTCTGCAAGCGGCGAAGGCGAAATTCGACAAAAGCGGAAGCATGGCGGACTACCAAGCATATCTAAAACTTAAAAATAAATCTTAAACCTTTAGGAGGACAATACTATGGCAATGGCCAAAACAACCAATGTGGCTGGAAATCGCGAAGATCTCAGCGACGTGCTAACACTGCTCGAGCCTGAGCGCACACCTTTACTTTCACTTGCGAAAAAAGGAAAAGCCAACGGCACTTTCTTTGAGTGGCAATGTGATAATATGAGCGATCCCGAATTTGCAGGAGTCGTTGAAGGTACTGATGAGAGCAGCTTTACCAACAAGCAAGAAAACCGCGCTAAACTCGGAAACTATATCCAAGTATTCCGCCGTAACTACCAAGTTTCCAATATCCAGGAACTTGTCGATGTGGCTGGTGTGGATAATGAGTTTTCATACGCCGAAGGAAAAGCTGTTAGAGAAATGAAGCGCGACCTGGAGTCTGCTCTTTGTTCCGCTCAGGAGCGTCAGCAAGATGCTGGTGGATCTACTCCATACAAGACCCGTGGTCTTTTCAAATGGTTAGGTGAAGGTGGTCAACCAACTGAGCTTGCTACTTCACCATTCCAATCCGTTGCAAGCGTATCCCTTGGTGGTAGTGCATTCACCGAAGCCAACATGAATGGTTTGCTTCAGGACTTGTACGAAGCTAACGGAATGCCCGGTGGACAACTTACCTTGATTGCTGGTCCTGGATTAAAACGCGACATCTCTGATTTCGCCCGTCAGGAAAGTAGCTCTCAGTCCATCGCATTCTCTGTAACTCAACCCGCTGAGTCCAAGAAGATTTCCCTCGTAGTCAATATGTACGAAGGAGATTTTGGAAATGTCGCTGTTGTCCCATCCTTGTTTCTTAACAGAACAAGCGGAAGTGCTACTATCGACACCGATGCTGGTTTGCTCATCGATCCTGAGTACATCGCCGTCAACACCCTTAAAGCCGAGTCCAACTCCGAGCTTGAGAACAAAGGTGGCGGTCGCCGTGGATTCTGCGAAGTCATTGCCGGATTGGCATGCCTTAGCCCAAAAGCCCACGGTAAAGTAAATTAATCTTAACCGTTAGTGAGGGGAGAGGTCTGCGATGCGGGCCTCTCCCTAATCTATATAAAAACAACATGGCTGACTTATTGATACCAAAGTGGAAAGATGGAAACGG